AGGCGGCGCGTGCCGAGTGGGGCGAGAACATCAACCTCAAGCAGGTGAAAATGCCGTTCCGCGATTGCGGCGAGAAATCATATGACGGGTATCATCCCGGCCATACGTTCATCAGCCCGTGGTCGAAGAACAAGCCCGGCGTCGTCGACACCAACCGGCAGGACATTCTGCTTCCTGACGAGGTTTGGAGCGGCCAGCTTGTGCGTGCGAACGTCGTGCCGTTTGCGTGGACGCACACGGGGCGCAAGGGTGTCTCGTTTGGCCTTAACCACCTACAGATCATCCAATCCGAAGGGCGTCAGCGCCTCGACGGACGCCCCACGGCCGGTTCTGCTTTCGACGACGGCGAAGTCAAGGAAAAGGAAGAGGTGCCGTTCTAATGTCGAATGTCCCCGCAAGACCCCATCCGGGCGAATTGCTCTCCCACGCATTCGAGTTAATCAACGCGCGCGGAGACGAGTACAATACCGCTAACGACATTGAACAGCACTTCCGCGAAGTGGCCGCCGTGGCGGCGGTGGTGCTGGGCAAGGAAGTGACGGCGCGCGACGTCGCGATGATTATGGCCTGCATCAAGCTGGTGCGGTCGAAGGCGTCGCCGGACAAGCTCGACAACTACGTCGACGGCATGAACTACATGGCGTTCGCGGCCTGTTTCACCGGCCTGATGCCGTTGCCTCCACTGGGGCTCAAGGTAGCCGCCGAGTAAAAAGAACCCCGCCAGAGCGATCTGGCGGGGTTTTCAGTTGCTTACCCGTTTCGGGTTATAGCACTACTGCGATCCCTTTTGCAGCCACGCATTTGCCGCATCCTGTCCGACAATCCCCGAGAACGTGTTCCAGTCGCTCGGCGACATGCCTAGCTGCTGATAGCTTTGGCCGCCGCCGCCGATGTTCCCCAGCGTGCGTTGCAGGTCGTTGGTCATCTGCTGCGGATTGTACTGCTGCATGCCGCCGCCCGGCGCGAAGGTGTTCGCCATGCCCGGGTTGTAGCCGAGGTTCGGGTAGGGCCCGTTGGCCGGGGTCATCCCGACCATCTGCTGTGCGAGCGCGTTCCGTGCCGCATCGCCTTGGCCTGCGGCTTCCATCGTCCGCTGCCACGTCGCCTTGTCACCGGCCGACATGCCGCTGAAGATGTCGGGCTGGCCCGGGGCCCGGGCCGCGTCGCTGCCGATGCCGCCGCCGCTATAAAGGTTCTGCGGTGTGTAGCCGAGAAGCCGCTGCATGTCGGGATTGCCGCCCGGGGTCGGGCTCCAGCCGCTCGGGGTCTGACTGTTGCTCCCCGGCGAAGAAGGCTCTGCGGCAGGGGCTGCCGGGTAGTCGCTGGTCGTCGTGTTGAAATACTTGTTCCAGTCCACCACCGGATCTTGATTTTGATACTGGCCGGGTGACTGGCCCGCGTCGCTGCCGATGCCGCCGCCCATGGTCCGGTTGAACGTCTGCTGATCCCCGGGGCTCATGGTGCTCCATGTTCCGGGGTCGACGCCGAAGGAGTTGGCGTTGACGGTGCCGCCGAAGCCGCCGGTTGCGCGGCCGTAGGCGGCTCCCGCTCCCGAATAGATATCGGTCAGGGCCCCGAAGCCGCCAGACTGGGCAAACGGGTCATACTGGGGGCCAGTGATCTGTCGGTTCAGGCCACTCAGGAAATCGTTGCTCTGCGCCTGCGAGCCGTAGGCGTTCTGGAGGCCCGAGAACGGGTTGTTCGAGCTGTCGGAGTAACCGCTGAACAGATCCATGATTTTTAGCTCCCCGGATAGTAGTTATTACCGGAGGGGAAACTGCTGTTAAACCGGTCGCTGAACGTATTGCCGGGGCCCTGATAGTTGCCGAAGGGGTCCATCGAACCGAGCTGTCCTGACCCCGGGAAGCCGTAGAGATTGGTGTCCGGGCCTCCGAATTGCGAAGGCGTCTCGGTCGAGGATCGCGACTGCGGCGGCTGCGTCGGCTGCTGTTTGGCTACGCCACCGCTGCCGAAGAAGTCGGCACCGCCATAGCCGCCGCCGTAGAGCCCGCCGCCGATGTTGGCGGGAGGAAGCCCCGCGCCGCTGAAGGCGTTATAGCCGCTGGGGATCTGCGGGGCCCCCATCGCGCCGCCGCCATAGGGCCCGGCCACGCCGGTCGGAATGGCCTTGCCTTGCGACGCTTGTCTGAACAGGGCGATATCGCTCGGCGACATGCGCGCCAGCAGGGATGCGGGGATATCCGAATTGTCGGCTTGCGCCGGGACGCCGGTCGGGGCCGTCGGCGTCGAATACTGCACGGTGCCGCCGCTCAGGGCTTGCTGCGGCTGTTGCGCCATCTGCTGCGCAAGCTGATCCCGGCCGCCTCCGGCACCGGCCATGGTCTGGTTGAACTGCATCATGTCGGAAGGAGACATGCGGCCCCACAGGCTGGGATCTACGCCATAGGTGTTATCGGGCATTGCTCAATCCTCCGGAATGTCGACGATCTGGGGCATCGGGTGCGGCGACGGTGGCGTGTCCGCCTTGCCGTCGTAGTTCTCGTCGGGAATGTTCTCGAACATCAGGGCCTCCGAGGCCCGGCGTCGGGTCAGCCCCGCCAGCTCCTTGCCGTTGGCTTTGTTCCAGCGTTTGAACTCTTGGGCCGCGCCCTTGTAGTCGCCCGCGTTGAGTTTCTTCAGCAGCGTGCTCTTGCTCAGGGCCCCTTCGCCGACGTTGTAGGTGAAGGACACCAGCGCGTCGAACTGATACGCCGTCAGCGGCACCGTCACCAGATGCTTCACGGCGTCCTCGAAGCCCTTCATGTCGTCGGTGAAAGCCGCATCGCAGTCGGCCTGCGACCAGACGTCCTCGTTGGTGAACTTGATGCCGTGGTGGTTGGTGTGGCCCCAGCCGATCGTCAGCACGCCTGCCGGGCACTTGTAGGCCTTGAAACCGTCTTTCACGGGCTTCAGGCAACTCTCGAAATGCTTGACGAGGTTGGCTCCGCGTTCGGTGAGAATAAGGCTGTCGTTCTGCTCGTGGCTCATTTAGGGCCTCCACAGTTGGGCGGGCTCCACTCCAGCATGTCGGCGCGGGCCACTTCGTAGACGTGCAGGCCCTCCTGCATCCCCGCGCTGGCTCGCTTGGGCTGGTCGACGTGGTCTTTCACCCAGCCTTCGAACAGCTTCTGGGTGTGGGCCTTCAGGGCGAGACCGAGGCCCTCCAAGGTCAGCTTGCGGATCGTCTCCCGGGCCTCGTCGTCCATGCATAGCGTCTGCGCCGTTGCCGGTTGGGCCTTGTCGGGGAATAGCGCCTGCGCCAGCAGCGCCAGCAAGACCGCCACGCCTACGGCGACAAACGCCATCCACCAATCCTTGACCGGCAACATCTTCTAGCATCCTTTGCAGATCCTCGGTTGACCGGTGTCCAGCGGCGGCATCGGCTCAATCTCACCTCCCGAAGTGGAGAAAGGGATTGGGGCCGCCACCTACCAAGACGGAAATCAGCGCGATGAGGGCGAGAAGCAGCACGATCACCCATACGCCCTTTTTGACCTGCGCGGGGATCGGAAAGATGAAACTTTCGATCACCCAGATCGCGAGGTAGATCACGCCCGCGAGCACGATCAGGCCAATGAGGAACCAGAGTACGGAAATTGCCATTGCAGCCATCGTAGCCTCCTGTTTGTTACGCCGGTCGCGTCCCCGCCGCGCCTTCGAGTTGCGCGACCCGGGCCCTCAGGGCTTTGAGTTCCTGCAACAGCACCGGGACATACTTCGAGTAATCCACGCCCCAGAAATCTTCCTGTTCGTTGTGCGATACGGCCTGCGGATAGATCTCGTTGGCCTGCTGCGCGCTGACGCCGTAGGACCGCTCGCCGGTTGACTTCCACCTGAAAGAATAGACTTCGGTGCCGTCGATGATGTTGCCAGCATCAAAGGCTTGCAGATCTTCCTTGAGGCGGATGTCGGACGCAGTAGTATAGTTTGTTGCTGAGACCGTCGTATTGATGTTCCCGACTTGCCCGGCCCCGGAGTTATAAAAAATATGTGGATAGGCAGGATCGGCGCTTGGTCGCCACGTCGCGCCACAGGCAGCGCCTGAGTACCCGACATTTATCATTCCGGCAGTATTTGCGATCCCTATCACCCCCGCGACATCAAGAGCACCGCCCACCAGATTGAAATTGATGCCGTCGTATTGCAGATATTTGGTGCCGGTGTTGCCGAAAGCGAGGACGCCTGCGGTCCCGCCGTATCCAATAGTTGCATTCCCGGTAGCGACTAAAGCAGGGGCAATGAACGAGCCACCCGCCAAATTGAAATTGGTGCCGTCGTAGCTGAGATACTTGGTGCCGGTGTTGCCGAAATAGTAGAAGCCGGTTGTCGCCGAAAGTTGGGATTGAACTATCCCTGAAACATACGCGCCCGCATTTATGACGAACGAACCACCAGTCAGATTGAAATTGGTGCCGTCGTATTGCAGATACTTGGTGCCGCTGTTGCCGAATTGGTACATGCCAGCCGTCGCAGACGTGCGCGACCAAACATTTCCAACCACGACACAGTCGGGGGTGTTCATCACTATGCCACCGCCCACCAGATTGAAATTGGTGCCGTCGTAGTTCAGATACTTGGTGCCGCTGCTGCCGAAGTAGTAGCTGCCAGCCACGCCGCCGCCGCCAGCGACGACAGGTCCGTAAAAAGATGCACCACCGGACCCGGCACAAGTAATGCCGCCACTGGCGCGATTGATCGTCAGATAACTGGCCTTTTGCGCGCCAGCATCGTTGTAGGCGTAGATGCCAAAATTCGATCCGGCATCGCCGCCGGTTTCCGGCGAACCATCGCCCAGATACAGCCCCCAGCGAGGTAAATTGCTGTGGGTGCCGCCATACAGAACGCCGCCACCAGCCGCCCCGCTGGAATACATTGAGATGGCGGGCGAAACGGCAATTTGGTTTAATTGACCACTCATGGTGTCGCCAGCCTTGGCAACTCTCGCCGTGTCGCTGGGATGGACGTGATCGCCGCGCGAATACAGCGCCGAGACACCCGGCGCGGCGACGCTGTCCATGATCGGGCTGGAATTACTAGGCGTCGAGCCTCCGGTGGGCGTGACGATCCACTTCTCGCCATCCCATGTGTAGGGGCCCGAGATCTGGCCGTTGGTCGGGGCGTCCGGGAAGTTCATGCCCATATGGATTTCCCCAAGGTCTTTGCGATGAAGTCGGCGCGGGTCAGAGGCGGCTGGCCTTCGAGGGCCCGGACGCGGTTCTCGTGGTCGTAGAGAACCTGTTCCTGCGGCGTCGCTGTTGGTGGCACCTGCGGAGGCTCGACGTAGGGATCGGGCACGCCGCCGTTGGCGAGCCAGTCTTGGTACTCGACCCAGTCGCGGTTGGCGGGATCGTTGGGGATGCAGGCCCCGTCGGCGGTGCGGATGACGGAGGCGTCGGTTGCGGTGAGTTGATAGTCGGACATTGGTCAGAGCCTCGCATCTAAACTGAGTGTTTGGTACGCCCGCGCAGTTTGGTAAAACTGAGCACTACCGGTAAAAAGAGAGCCGACAACAAAACCCGCACCACCTCCGGCTACTGTAGGGTTTGCTCGCATCGCGGTTTGAAAAATTGTAGTTTGGCTGACCGTAGATGTATCGACGATCACGCCTTCCAGCTTCTGCCAGTACCGCTTGCACGTCAGCAGCTCCTGATCGTAGGGCCGCATGATGAGCGGCGCGCGGGCGGCGGACGGGGCCTCGATGCCGGGGAGGACGACGACGCCGCCAATGCGAAATATGTCCGACGTGGCGGCAACGCCGTTGATCTGGCCGGGCGCGGCAAAGAGGTTTCCGGCAGTCCAGACGTTTGCGGTTGGCACCTGATAAGTGGTGCCGCAAGCCATTGGAAAATCAATGACCAGTCCAATCGTGTTGTCTATCGCCCACGTCCCCGCCGTATCGCCGGGGATGGTGACGACATTGTACTGCGGCCCATCGGCCACATTGTGGGTGTACGTGGTCGCGTAGCTGCGGTTGGCCGATGCATTGTTGACGGCTACGCTGTAGATGCCGGGTCGATGATGATCGGACCAGAACCCGACGGTCAGCGGCTGTGCGTTGGGCGTGCCCCAGCCCAACCGCGTGACCCGATAGCCTTCGATGCTTTGACGGACAAGGACGAAGCTGCTTGCGGCAAGTGCTGCCTCCGCCGTCGAGACGGTAATACCCAGAAAATAATTTTGACCGACAGTAAGACCGCCAGTTGGCGTACCACCATAAACCGCAGCGGGAGTGACAGAAGGTCCAAGTTTGCCTAAAACCCAACCGTCGCAGATATAGGTAGCATTGAGTGAAGTGCTGCCAGAGCCGGTCTGAAAAACATCAAAGTTGCCGTTGACCTGCATGCCGCTGTAGGCCATCGCGTCGAACGGCGCGGCGTAGATGCTCTGGCGTGACGTGACGATGTTGGCGACGTCGCTCAGGTTCGAAGCCTTGGACAGCTTCGTGGTGTCGCTGGGGTGAACGTGATCTTCCCGCGCGTACTTGGTCGCGACCCCGACCACCGCAGCACCATCCATGATCGGAGCGACCGTCGCTGGCGGCACCATGCCGCCGCCGGGGCCGACCATCACCCACTGGCTGGAGGTTCCGTCGTTGTACCACGCGTAGAGATACCCGGTGTCGCTTTCCCACCACAGCGCGCCGTTGGCGGCTCCCACGGGAGGCGTATCGCTGATGATGGTCGTGGCGGTGCCGCCGGGGCCCATCGGGCCCGTAGCACCCGGCGGGCCCTGAACGCCGGGAGCCCCCTGAGGGCCCGCCGGTCCGGGAACCGTGCTGGGAGGACCAGCGGGACCTCTAATATTGGTTTCAATGCCCCATGCCACCGATCACACTCCCTTGAAGGCCGACCACGTTTGCGTCGTGGCGCTCCAGCGGTAGACGTCGCCGTTTCCTTCATCCAGCCACATGTCACCGTCGACCCTTGTGTCGGGAACGGCTACAGGAGGCCCTGAGCCGGTGTACCAGCGCGATCCGCGCACGCCCGGGTCTCCCTGAGCCCCTACTGGCCCAACCGCACCCATGGGCCCCGCAGGGCCTTGGGGCCCCTGTGGGTAGCTGGCGGGGCCTAGCGGGCTGGAGGCCAGATAGCCGTACCCCGTCAGATCCACCTTCCCGACCGCCAGCATCCTTTGCGGCTGCCCGATCGAGTTCCGCTCGTAGACCTCGACGGAAAAGCGGTCGTTCATGACGGTGCCGGGAATGGTGGCGATGCCCGAGGCCCCGGTGGGGTCGTTGATGACAATGTCATAAGCGTACAGCGCCCCGGTCGTGAACGGGCGCAGCACCACCTGCGGATACAGGCTGGCGATCGCCGGGTAGGCGATGTTGCTCTGCGTCTTGAAGTCGAACCGCATGTCCCCCGGCATGCCTGCGGCTTGGGCAAAACCGATCGGGGTGGCCCCGACCGGGTCGATGTGAACGACGGCGCGGTGCATGTCAGGGCCCCTTCTTGGCTTCGAGGGCTTCGAGCCGCTTCAGGATCTCGGCCAGCGGGTCCGGCCGTTTGACCGGCGGCGGCGGGTCGCTGAAGGTCTTGCTGGCGGCGTCATAGGCCTTGCCGCCGACGGCTTTCTGCGGGTCGTCCACCGTGACGCCGATCACCTCGATGACGTTGCTGTCGCCGGGAAACAGCGTCGTCGGGTCGACATTGGCAGCACCGACGATGCCGCCGACGACGGTCATCTTGATGCTGGTGACGTCGAAGTTCGACGCGTCCTTGACGTAGGCGTACCAGTCGACGCCGTCGCCTTCGCGGCGCGAGAACATCGCATTCGGCGGCGCGCCCGGCGGCGGTTGATCGGGCTTGTAGCGGTGCCAGACGCCGTGATCCCTGATCTCCATTTAGGCGTACCCCACTGTGTACCAGTTGTCGGTGTAGATTTGCAGATAGCGGAGCCGGAAGGACGTCGCCTCGGCAATCCCGGCGACGATGGCCCACACCCAGCCGGTGATGACCGCCCCGCCATAGGGCTCGTAGACCGAACTCTGGGGGCCCGTCGCGATCGCGACGTCTCCCGCGTAAGCCAGCCGCAGACTGGTAATCGACGACGGATGGAAATTCTCGGTGTAGATCCGCCCTATGTCGGAACTGTCGACTTGGGCGCGCAGCGTGGTTCCGTCCCAGCCGATATAGATCTTGTTGGCCTGCTGGTAGAGCCCGCCGCCTTGTTGAACAGGCGTGAAGCCGAGGCTGGCCTGCTTGGTGTTGATCTGGTTTTGCAGCGAGGTGTCCGTCGCCTGTAGGGTCGCAACCTGCCCGTTGACGTAACCCTGCGTGGCGAGGGCCCCGACATTCGTATTGTCGATCCACGCTTCGACATTGCCGCCGTTCCAGTCGAAGTTGAACCAGTTCGCGCCTGCGGGCCCCGCAAGGCCCTTGCGGGTGCCGTAGCCGGTCGCCGTGACGGTTCCGGCAACGGTGATCGGACCGGTGAACGTGCCGCCCGCCAGCGGCATCTTGGTGTCGGCGTAGGCCTTGGTCGAAGCATCCTGCGCGTTGACGGGATCAGCGAGGCCCGTGATCCGTTTCGAGTTGAACGGGATATTCTGGGTGATGGTGGTCTGGCCGTCCTTGGCGATGCAGTTCGTAAGACCTGCTGCGAAACCATCATCCTCGGCGTCGTGGTAGTCGGCGCGGATCTTGATGCCAGCCGTCGCATCCGCGACCCAGTTGCGCACCCGCTGAAAAACGCCTGAACCGTTGAACGGCATGACTACCTCTTTTTCTTCACCGTCTTCGGCAGGTTGAACTGCCCTGCCTTGCGCTTGGCTTCGTCGGCTTTATTGAAATCTTCACCCACGGATTGCGGGATCTTCACCTTGGCCGCGAACTTCGGCGAGTGCGCGACGGCCTGCATCAGTCTGGCTTGCGCTTGGGACTTTGACGGCATTATTTCTTATCCTTGTCCTTGTCCTTGTAGCCGCCGCCGGGGAGTTTCGGCTCGTCCATGTCGGTGTCGGGCATCACATGGATGCGCAATTTCACGCCCGGGCCCTTCGGCGGGGACTTCGGCAGGCCGAACTGACTGGGGCTCTGCATGCCTTTTTGCATCGCCTTGGTGGTCGTGTAGCCGGGCGATCCCGTCGCGTCGGCAATCGCGCTGGGCCTTGAAGCCCGGGAAAATTCGCTGGCGACCTGCGGGGGAACGTCTGCGGTGGTTCTTGCCATGAGGTTTATTCCTTGTTGAAGAAGCTGCTGCTGTAGCGGCTTGCGCCGCGTTTCAGTTGTTCGGCCGCCAGAACTTTCGCCAAAGCATCGCGCGGCGTGTTGATGACGTCCCGGTTGGTGGAGCCGGTGACGATGTTGCGGACCAGATCGTTGACACGCTCCGTGCCCCGGTTGGCGATCATCTTGCTAACCCCGTGCGCGCCGCCTTTACCCAGCAGGCCGAGCCCTACCGAAGTCGCGCCGCCAGCACCCACCAGATTGCCCGCGCCGGTCTGGTCGCCGAAATAGTGCGCGCCGCCGCCGCCGACCAACCCGAGGGTGCCGAAGCTGAGAAGATTGGTGCCGTGACGCTGTAGCAAGGCCTGCGTGGCTGACAGCTTGGGATCGCCCTTGGCGATCTCCGCCATCAGGTTCATGTTGTCCGAGCCTTTCGGCCCGTAGGGATTGAAGCGTCCCGGCTTGTTGACCTTGTCGATCTCGCTGCCGAAATTCGTTTGCAGCTTGCGGTTCGCGTCTCGGGTGGTGAGCATGCCTTTGTCGGCGAGGTACTCGACGTTCTCGGCCTGCGAGCCCCTGCGCCACAGGTCCCGGGCCGCCTTGCTGTCCTCGGCGACGTTGACCTGTCCGACGCTGCGCGAGGGCAATGTCGGCCGGGCGGTCTCGACGAAGTTGTCCAGCGTGTCGCCGAGATACCCTGCCATCTTCCGCACCCGCTTGTCGTCGCTGGCCTTGGCGTCGCTGATTTGCGTGCGGATGTTCTGGAGCTGGGTCCACGTCGCGGGCTTGCCCTTCAGGGCCCCGATCTGATCGAGCACGGGAACCAGCTCGCTGTGGATTTCCTTGTTGAAGCCCTTGTTCGCCATCGTCTGCACGGTATCCGTCAGCAGCTTCGGGGTTTCCTTGTCGCTGAACTTGATGCCCGCCTGATCGAGTTTAGTGTAGAGCGCGCTGCCTTCCGTCTTGAGGCCTTCCGAGCCGCCTTCGCGAACGGCGGCGTTGACTTCCTTCTGGGCGGCTTTCACGCCGGGCGCGCGGCTTGTCGCGGCCCCGAGAAGGCCTCCAGTGACGCCGCCAACGACACCACCGACACCGCCGCCTATCAACGCGTTCGGCACACTCTCGGCGTTGTGGGCCGCGCCTTCGATGGCCCCCGAGCCTGCCGCGCCCATCAGGGCCCTGCCGATCTGCGCGAGCCTCGACGGGGCTTCCTTGGCGACTGTCGCCGCGCCTGAGACAAGTTGCTTGCCGGGCCCTCCGGCGGCGAGGCCGCCGACAACATCTGTAGCTGCGCCGAGATAAGGATTGGTGTTCCGCTCGGCCCGCTTGACGTAGTCTTCTTCGGCACCGACGCCTGCGCGGTAACGCTCGCCTGCGGTGCCTTCGCCGCCGATGGCGGCCACCGCACCGCTGATCGGACGTCCGAGCCCAAACGTGAAATTATCCGCCAGCCGGGTGCCGTAGCCGGGCTCGCCTTTGGTCTCGATCAGCTTCTTCAGGTAGTCGGCACGCATCTGCATGTCGGAGGGCAAGTCCTGCGCGGCGCGTCCGATGGACTTGGGCTCGTCGAGTTTGAAGCCTGCCGGAACGTCGTCCAGCTTGAAGCCTGCCGGGAGATCGTCGAGCTTGAAGCCCGCAGGAAGGTCGTCAGCCATTACTGCGCCTCCCATTTTCCGCCACGGCGGATCATCTTCTCGCCATTGGGTCCGGTAGCGGTGCGGCCCTCCAGCGGGTCAGCCCCGCCGCCGCCTGACTGCGGCGTTGCGGTGCCACCGACGTTCGGCTTCGGCATCGTCGGCACTTCGCCGCCCGCCTCCTTGATGCTGTTATTGTGGACCTGCAACAGGCTGCCGACCTTGGCTTGCAGCCACATGATGGCCTTGCGCTTGTTCTCCACCGTGGAGTTCGGGTCGTTGGCGATCTTGAAGTTGACTTGAACGTCCTTATCCGAAGAAGCGCCTTTCATCTGGTTCAGTAAATTCAACGCCTGCTCGCCCATGATCTGGTTGAAGCGTTGCGTGTTCGCCGTGGTCTCCGGGTCCGGCAGCATGCTGGAGCCCTGCATGAACTTCGGCGTGTTTTCTCCGATGGACTGCACCATGCCGCCTTGGGCCCCGGCATGAATGCCCTTGGGGTGGTTGGTCAGCGCGAGAGCCTCGTCCAGCGTCCCCAGCAGCGACTGCCCGGCGACGCTCTTTTCCTGCTGGTCGGTGATGAACTTCTTTTCGCTGACCGAGCCCTCGGTGATCTTCTTGATGTTGGCCTGAACTTCTGCCTCTGTCGGCTTGCGCCCGAGGGAATGCGTGAGTTTTTCAAGCTCGGTCTGCGGCCGCGCCTGAGCGCGGGTTTCTGCGGCAACAGCGGCGGCCTCGTCCAGCTTGGCTTTTTCAGCCAGCGTCTTGTCCTGTTGACCGAATAGATCCTGCTGCTTGCGGCGGTCTGCGATCACTCCCAGCACATCCTTGTACATATCGGGTGCGAGAACGGCCATTCGCGCCTGCACCTGCGGGCTCGGGTTCGTCGGATCGCCGCTCGCGATCAGCTTCGATAGCTCGTCTTTCTGCGCGGCAAGCGCCGCGTCGGTGCGCGACTGCCGGAACTGATCGCCGAGCTGGTTGGCAAGCTGGCCGAAGCCCTGAATGGGGGTCTGGGTATTCTCGGGCGTGAAAGCCTTGGCCTGCTCCGTTGCCATCTGCGCCTGCATGTCACGCTGGCGCTGTTCGAGGGCCTTGATGCTCAGGGCTTTGAGGGGATCGCCGTAGCCCGACGTCGTTGTTGAGGCAAAGATCGCCATCAGACCAGCCTTCCGCTATTGAGACGTTGCATGGCGTAAGCGAGCTGTTGCCGCTGCATTTCGGCACGCTTGGCGTCCATCATCGGGATCGGGCCCTGAGCTGCCGATGTCATCACTGTCGGGATATTCACAGGGCCCGAGGCCTTGGCCGCGTTTTTGGCGACCGGGCCCTCGGCAAAAGTTTTACCGAGATCGGCAACCGTATCCCCGGCAATATCCTGATAGTCTTTCTGCTTCTTGTCTTTTTTCTTCTCGTCCTTGGTCGCGGCGTCTTCGCTGGGCGTGGTGGTGCGGGCGGTGTCGGTCTCCGGTACCGGGTCGCCGGAATAGAAATCGGTGGTCTTCCCCGCGCCTCCGGAGCCCGTGCCGATCCCTTCAAACTGCCCGATGCCGGTGTTCTTCGCGCCGTACCACGGGCCCCAGCCGCCCTGAGACGCCTGTTTCAGCGCGTAGTCGATGGTCGCCCTCTCGTTTTTGGGGTCGGACGGATCGAGCCCGGTCTCTTTCTGGAACAGGTTGCCGAGGCCTCCGCCCGTGTAGAGCTGGAATGCGCCGTAGCTGGGCTCCTGCACGCCGTTCTTGAATACGCCCGACTGGAAACTGGACAGGCCCTCGGACTTCGCCACCCGCAACGCGACGTTCGGGTCGATCCCGTATTTGGCTGCCGTCGCTTGGATGAACGCCGTCAAGCCGCGCGGGTCGCTCGGGTCTGTTGGCGTGGGCACCGAGGCCTGCACCATCGGAGGCCTGACCGGGGCCACCAATTGCGTATTGCGCGGCAGGTTGTACTGGGCCATTTGTCAGCCTCGGCTCCGCCAGTCAGTCGGGAAACCGCTGTTGGTGTTGACCTGCACCGGATACGGCGTCACCCAGCCGCCCGGAGGCGTCGGCAATTGTTGCGCGCCCGGCGGCGGGGCGAGCCCGTTCGCGAAAGGCCCGCCGCCACCGCCCAAGCCCATCGTCCCCGCAGGCGCAGCTCCGCCGCCCGCCATCGTCGCCGCCAACTGGCTGCGCGGATCGGCTCCACCACCAGCAGCGGCGGGAGCAGCGGCCGCGTCGCCGCCTCCGAGCGTGTTGCCGACGGTGCCGCCGCCGGGATTGGGCTTGGTGTACTTGAACATGTCGGGCCTCAGGCCCGTCGCGACGTCGTTCGAGCCCTCGGCTTTGGCGTCGGGCAGGAAGTTCTGGAACTGGCCGTAGGAATACGGATCTATGTTGGCTCCGCTCGAACCCGCGACCGGAAGCCCCGCGATCGGCTGGGCCGCCTGCATCGCCAGCAACGAACTCAGACCGCCATCGCCGCCACCGCTTGAACTCATGATCCATCTCCTAGAAAGGTAGCGCCTTCAGCGCACCGCCAGCGAGACCGAACAGACCCGCATTGGTCTGCGACGCCGCCGCGCTCTGGGCCTTGTACTGGTCGTTGATGTATTGCGCGATGTTCGGGGCCGCGACCTGCGAGCCTTGGAACGCCTGAAACTGCGGAATGGTCGCCTGCGCGCCACTCATCAGCGCGCTGATCTCGTTGATCGGCTGGTTGCGCTGGGCGTAAGCCTCGGTCGCCTGCCCGCCGCGCAGCGTGTTGTAGTAGTTCGCCAGCGACTGGTCGATGTTGAACTGCCCGGTCTGGGCGGCGTTGTAGGCCCCTTGCGCGGCCCGGGCCTCGTTGCCCGAACCGAGATAGGCTTGGCGCGCAGCTTCGGCCCGGTTGTCGTCGCGCTGCATCTGGTAATTGCCGTAGCCCTGCGAGCCCGGCGAAAGACCTCGCGCCGCGAGGCTCGCTTCCTGCGCCTGTTCGGTCGGCGCGGTCGAGCGGTTGTAGCTCTCCATCATCGCTTTTTCGATGCCGGGGCGATCCGTCGGGGTGGCGTCGTTGCGCAGGGTCTGCCCCTGTAGACTGGTCTGCCACGGCGTCCACGAACTGGTGTCCATCGGCTTGTTGAGCGTGTCGCGTATCCGCGCCGACTGTTCGACCGCCGTGGTGCCGAGGTTGTACTTGCCTTGGGTTTCCAGCCCCATGAGCTTCTGCTGGTCGGGCGAAAGCGTCGTGGTGCGTTGATAACGCGGCGCGTAGCCGCTGATCTGCCCGTTGGTGTAGACCGGCACCTGCTCGACGGCGTTGTAGCTCACCGTGCCGTAGGGATTGACCTCGTTCGCGTTGCTGCCGACGGTCGAATACTGCGCGGCGGCTTGGTTCTGCGCGCCTTGCGCCGCAGCCGTTGCATAGGGGTTGGGGGCGTCGGGTTGCGAGACCATCAGTGGACCCTCTCATAGACGTAGTCCGGCAGCGTCGGGGTCGCCATCACGGTCGGGCCCTGATACCCCGGCAGGTATTTGCAGTCGGCTTTGAGCATGCCGTAAACCAGCGTGTCGCGGGTGCCTTCGAGCCCCAGACGGCGGTAGCCCTCGTAGACAAATCCCAACCGCTGCACTTGCCGCAACGCGCGTCGGTTATCCGGCTCGACTTCGGCAGTCAGCCGCCGCGCCTGAGAGAAAGCCGCCGTGAAGATCGCGCGCAGCACGCGCCGGGACATGCAGCGGGGATCAAGGACCATAATGGTCACGCGGCCCTCGAACCAGAACGGAAACTCGATGGCGAAGATCCCGGCGATATGCCCGAGATCGTTGCGCGCCCACGCCGAGAACCAGCGCGGGGCCTTGAAGTCGCAATGCGTGAAGTCGACGCGAAGATGCCGGGTCAGCATGTCCTGCGCGTCCTTGGGGAGATCGCCGAAACTGATCCTCACATCAGCCCTCCCAGTTCGTAGATCACGTCGAGGCCCGAAATCGACAACGTACAGCCGGAGACGCTGACGCGGATACGGGCCGCACCGACACGTCCGAGGCCCGTGATACCCTGCCAGTTCTGCTTGGGTTGCGTGGTCAGGGCCCAGTCGGAGGTGTCCCAAGACGCCGTATTCCAGACGGCACCGCCCGAGGGCCCGAGCGTGATCTCGGGCTGGTTGGTTGGCGGCACGTTGTTGTAATCCACTTCCAGATCCATGTACGGACGCGGCAAGCCATCGGTGATGGTGTAGAGCCGCATCATCTTGAAGTTCTTCTTGGCGGCGCTGCGGAAGCTCGACCACGCGAAGCGCACGTCGGCGTTGATCGCTGCGCCGTTGTCGTTGAGGTATTCCGAGCCCCCGAAATAGATCCCGCCGTCGTTGGAGCCGAAATAAGTATGGTTGTTGAGCCAGCCCCAGCAGCGCGCCGGAATGTCTTCCCACTTGAACCAGATCGCCCCGGGCATCAGCCGTACCATCTGCTGGTACTTGCCCGCGCCGATCGGCATGTTGCAGATCGCGTGGTTGGTGTGGTGATTGAGCATGACCTGCCAGCCGAAATCGTCGCGGTGGTTCTTCGAGATCGTATCGAACTCCGCCATGATGCCGAGATCGGACTTGCCCAGCTGTTCGGTTTCGGCGCGCAGCAGCGTCGTCATCGGCACGAAGCCGGTCGAGATCATGACGTAGAGATCGCCGCCGAAATTGATGAGGCTGTTCTTCGACATCGGCGCGTCGAAACGGAAGATGCCGATCAACTGGAAATTGCTCGCGGGATCGACGCCTTGGTAGATCGCGCATTCGCCGTTGCTGGTGAAGATCGCCAGCGCGTCGTCCATGCCCGCGCCGCCGTCGATTGACCATGTGGCGATGGCCTGAATGTTGCCGCCGCGCTTGAACAGCGCGTTGAGCGGCAGCAGCAGCAGCGTTCCGGATTTCTGCTGGACCGGCAGATAGTACACCGCGAGGTTATCGCTGTCGGCGAACCACAGCCGGTTCATGTGCGAGAGGATCTTGTCGAACTTGTCGGGCAGTATCCACGTCTCGGCCGCCGGGGCCGTGACGGTTTCCTTGACGAAGGTGGTGCCGTCCCACGACCAGACGCCGTTGGTGCCGTTGACCATGACGGTGTAGTCGACGGCGGAGAGATTGGCGAAAGCCGTCCACGCCCAGTTGTCGCTGGTGAAGCCGCCTTGCAGCAACGCACCAGCGGTGTCGTAGATCCCGGTCCCGGCAGCGGCGGCGATCTTGCCGGTTGCGCCATAATACGAGATCAACGTCGAGATCGGGGTGTTCGCCGCAATCTGCCCCAGCTTGATGTAGCCCGGCCGCACGGTGATGCGGTCGTCCTCGACGATCCAGTTCGTCAGGATCGAGGCCAGTTGCGGATCGGCGTCGCCGAGTTCGGCGTGGCGGGAGAGCCCCTTGAGGGGCGCGCCGGTATGCGCGACCCGGGCGGCGGGGCGACCTTTGTTCAGGGCCCGGGTCGGGGTGCCCCGAGGCTTCTTCAGCTCCAGAAATCCTGAAGGGCCCATTCTCATTGCACGCGCCCCGGGTCCACGTTGAGGTCGATCACGGGGGCATTACGCCCCGCGATCTTGTTGAGGCGCGAAATGAAGTCGCGCTGTTCCTCGCCATATTCCAAACCTTTGGCCTTGAGAAAACGATACTTGAGCCCGTTCACGGCAAGCCGGGGATCGAACAGGATGATGTCGGTGTCGGCGGTGGGCCGGGACTTCCTGACCTGAAGGCCCGTGTCGATCAGCCAGTTGCCGTCGCCGAGCTGGTCCCGGTACGGCGGGTCGAGCAGTAACTCGTCCGCAACATTCTGTAACAATGCCGCCATCTGCGCGATGTCCTGATCCGTCGTGCCGACAACGTTGGTCACGGGCTGCTGCACGAGACCGATCTCAAGCGATGCATCGGACACGGCATCGACGATGGTGGACAGTCTCGGCATTTATGCAGCCGCCTTCAGCCGGAGGGTTTCGATCAGGGCTTTCTGCGCGGAAATGGTCGCAAGCGCCTCGGTGAATTGCTCTTTCAGCGCATCGAGCTGGCCTTGCAGATCGCTGACGATGGCCTCGTACTGCCCCGCCTTGCCGTGCAGCTCGATCATCTTGACGGCCCGGTCGGCGATCTCGATGACGTCGGGCGGCATGGTCTTGAGGGCTTCGGCACGGCGCTTCTTGCTCATGGTCTGCGCCAGTTGCTCGACGGTGAAGATGTCGCGCGCCACGCACATCTGGAAAATATGCGGCGGGCAGGCAGGCCAGAGGGCGAGCGGATAGCCGACGATCTCTTTGCGGCCCGCGCACGTCTTCAGGTACATCTCGTAGGGCCCGGGGTGGTCGACGATGTCGGCTTCCTCGGCCTCGCGCTCGATGGAGAGGTAAGGCGGCCGGTCCATCCGCACACGGGTCGTCTCACGGTACAGCGGCAGCCCGTCGGGGCCGTTGCCGTCGCGTTCCCAGCCAGTGGTGAAGCGGACGAGGGTCGGGGTATCGGACATGGATGCTCCTTCAGGGAGCAGCGGGGAAAACGGCGACCGCGCTCCCCGCAGACGGTCGCCGTTTACAGCTCAGGTGCCCGTAGCGGTCAGCCTGCCCTGCATGGATCGGTTGGAGAGCGTCAGCGCCCCCATGAACGCCATGTGACGGGTGACGGCATCCATGTCGGGGCTCTGGTCGGGAAGGTCGAGGGCCTCGAAGTTACGTCCCGAGTAGATCTCGAACTTCATGTACTTGGTGTTCAGGAAGTAGGCTCCGGTGATGCCGGTGGCCGCGCCGTCGAACACCAAAGGTGCGCTCTTGTATTTCAGCGTCTCGAAACCGAGAGATCCCAGTTTGGCATCGGCGTAACGCTGGTTCTCCTGAAGGCCGCTCTCGTAGGTGGAATAGATTTCGCCGTCGGCGACGATCAGGTCGGGCTTCTCGGCACCACGAATGAGTTTCATCCAGAGTGCGTTCATGCCCGCCTTGAGGGCGGGATATTGCAGGCCCGTGGCCCGGGCCACCGCTTGGAACTGGTTCTTCCAGAAGATCCAAGTGCCCGCGTCGATGCCGCCGATGATGCCCAAGCCGTCAACCGTGACGAAGGCCTTGAGGCCCGCGAAGGATTTGGCAACGGTGCCGTCGCCGTAGACGGCTTTGGTGATGTTGTTCTTCATGGTGCTCTCGGCGTTGTCGAGCTTGCCCTCCAGAAGATTGAGGATGCGCTCCCGCGAGCGGTTCTTGGCCAGATCGGGGCCCGAGAGGGTCACGGAGGCCACGGCGTTCGCCGGGTCATAGTGCGCCTCGGAGATGGTGTCTTTGGTGGCTCGCGAGAGCAGTTCGGTCCCGAGGTACCACGCAAAGGTTTCCTCGGCGTAGGTCAGCGGGCAGGAAATCTGCTTGCCGCCTTCGATGACGCGGACCCGGTTGCCTTCGCGCAGAAGGGCCGTGACCGCATTCGAGTTGGAGACGTTATCGGCGAACTGCTTGTGGTAGTTGTTGATCGTGGTCGCAACGAGCATGGAGACTGTCGGGTCGGCCATATGGCGCTCCTATGAAGTTAAAATCCAACCTCGTCGGCAGACTGCTCGATGGTGTCCCGAATGCCGCCCCGCGAGGGCCCGTCCGCGCCGTTGGGCCTTGCGACGGGAGTGGTAACCCCCCGTGTATTGCCCCTTTGCGCGATCCGGGCCTTGGCGATGTCAGTCTGCGACTGCGACCGAAACTGTTCGGCTTGCAGTAGTTGCTTCCTGACTTCCGGGTGAGCCCAGCAGGCAGCGTCATAGGCCTCGGCCAGATTGCGTTGCGGATTGGCCTTGAAGAAGTCGATGAGGATCGGCAGCACGGCGTCGAAGTGCGGACGCAGCGGGCGTCCATCCTTCGACTTTTCGTCCGCGAAGCCGTCGATCCCCTGTCTGGCACTTCTGACACTCCAGTCAGCCCGAGCCTGCTGCTCGATCTGATCCCTGCGTTGCAACTCGCCCCGGATGGTTGCGAGTTCGTTCGACGTCTTGCCGAGGTGGTCGGCGATGAACTTGACTGCCGGGTCCTTGAGGTCCTCTTCCGAGAGGTTCATCGGGCCCGGCGGCGGCTGGTTCTGCAAGGCGGAGAAAATGCGCGCTGGGTCCAGCCCCATGCGTTGCGTCAGTCCCACCAGCAGCTTGAACTTGTCCTGCTGGTCGGGCGAGGTGCCCATCTTGTGCCAAGTCGCCCATTCCTGAATGGCTTGGACCGGATGAACCCCCGCCTGCCGCAACGACGCCGCGATCTGCGGATCGTTGAAGACCGGCGCAAGCGCCTGCGTGAACTGGACTGCTCCCGCACTCGCCTGTGATTTGCGCGTGAACTCGGCTTCCATTTCGCCGTGACGCTTCAGCAGGAAGGCTTGGCCCTCTTGAGGAAGTTTGGCGAAGGTCGCCTTGTCTTCCGCGCTCCAGTGCTCGGGGACCTGATTGCTTCGCGGCGCTGGTGCGCTGGCTGGATCAGTCGGCGGCTTCTGGACTTCAATTTTCGGTTTCGGGGCTGGATCGAGAGGTTCGATTGCTTCACCCGGCTGGGAACCGTCTTTGGCAACCCAACGCCCCGACTTATCGCGCGGTCTGTCGTCCGTGGCAAGGGGTTGTTCGGCAGGGGCCTCGTCCGTAGGGCCCGGGCCTTCGGCGGGGGCCTCGGCCTCGGCGGCGGTTTCGAGATCGTCGTAGGCCTGTTCGGCGATGTCCCTAAGAGAGGGCGGCGCTTCGTTGGTTGGATTGTCGACGGGCATCTTTGGCTCTCCTGAAGGACGCGGGGGTGTCCCGGGGGTCGTAGCTTCCCGAGGCGTGAAGATCTTTGTCGCGCTGGCGATGCGACGAAATGGTGCTGTCGTTGATAGGAGAGGCGTACGTCTCGAACGACTGCACGGCGGGGGCCGGAAGATCGGAGGCGGCGTGTGTGGACCGCGCCGGGCGATACCTCTTGTCGATCAACCGGCCCTCGTAGAGAACATAGACGGGCATCAGTCGTCTCCGTGCATCACCGCAGCGGCAGCCCACTGTGTCGCTTCTTCCAGCTTGGTGAAGGCCAGCGACATGCGGCGGTTGCCGGGGCGAGAGCCTTCGGTGGTGCCGTCGAGTTCGTGAAGCACGAGACGAAAAGCCTTCTCGGCTTCCCTGAGCTTCGTGAGCCGCGCGGTAACGACGGGCGGCAGCACGAAGCCGGTCCACGGATCGACGGGGACGCCGAGGCCCGGCAGGTGCATCTGGTCGTTCGGTCGAAGGCCTGAGGTCATGTGTAAATAAAGTTGTCGGCCGCGCCACTGATGGCGCTGGAGCCTTTCGGCGTGGTGACGCGCACGTCGACGGTGCCGACGGCATGCGCGGGCGTGGTTGCGGTGATGGTGTTGGTGTTCACGACGACGACGGCGGTGGCAGCAGTACCCCCAACCGTCACGCCGGTAGCTCCGGTGAAGCCCGCACCGGAGATCGTGATGGCGGTGCCGCCAGCGGCGAGGCCCGTGCCGGGACTGACATTGGTCACGATCGGCGGCGAGGTGGCGTCAGGATAGGGCGCGGAGGGCGCAACAGGGCCCGTGCGCCCCGCTTGGCCCGCATAGGCTCCGGTGTCGAGGCCGAGATCGTCGAGGATCGGCAGCGCGGGGACCATGGCGGCAGCCTTGGCGGACTGCGTCTTGGGCGCATAGGGCCCGACGGTGACGCCGGAGACGTCCGTCAGCGAACTGGTCGCGGTGGCGACGTCTTCCTCGTTGCCGGTGGCACCACCCTGCCAGTCCGCGCCCGACGTGTAGCGCGGCTTGGCCTCGTTGGTGGCGTTGGCGCGTGCCAGCATCGCGGCGGTGATCGGCAGCGGATAGCGGATCATGCCCATCACGCACCGCCTTTCGGGATCGGGTTGCCGAAGGCGTCGGAAGCCGGGGCTTTCTTGACGTCGGGGGCCTTGGCGGCTCGCGCGGGCGGCGTGTCGGAGGACGGATAGGGATCGGACGCGCCGATGCCCAGATCCTCCATGGTCTCTATCGGAGCCGGTTCTTCGGCAGGGGTGACGGGCCCTACGCCGCTGCCGCCGGTCGAGGCGTCCTGCTCCTTCTCGGTCAGGTAGTCCTCGGGAGGAAGCGCGTTCGCGGGTGTCGCTGTCGGGGTATCAGCCATGGCGGTTCTCCTCGGTTACATCGGCGGTGGACCGCCCATGCCGGGCGGGGGTGGGGCTTGGGTTGGAGCTGGTTTGGGAGGACCCCTACCGTTCTGGCCGCGCGTCGGGGCTGGCGGGGCCCCGGGCGGGCCCTGACCGGGCGGACCGGGAGGCGGCGGCGGGCGCATCATCGCGCCCGTGGGATCGACCTGCATGTAGGCGTGCAGCATTTCCTGATAGCCGTCGATCAGGTCGACGACGCCCCGCGAGTGTCTTACGGGATGCAGAAGCATCTTGGTCATTTCCAAGACGAGATTGATGACCATCGGCGGCGGCAGCATGCCCGACATGAGAAGCCCCTGACCCGCCTGCATCACGCCGCCGATCACCTGCATGATCTGGGCGTTGGCTTCCTTTTCGGTGGCCTCGTCGGCTTGGATGGTGCTGTCGGTCTCGATGTTGATGCTGCACATGCGCGAGAAGTCGTTGCGCAGAATATCCATGACGGGCGGCGTGACGTTTTCTCCCGTCATTCTCGTAAGGGTTTCGGCGTCGAAGTTGCGGGCGATGATGTCGCCCTTCAGCCGCATCAGGTCGCGGACGAAATTGCCGACGGAGTTCTGCACGCCCGCCATGCGGCCGGAGCCAACCGTGCCCTTCATGCGCTGCGCGGTGGCGGTTTCGTACGGGTTGGTTGCGCCCCTGACGATGTCGCTGATGCCGATGATCTCGTAGATGGCGTTCTTCTGCTGGTCCCTCGACATGTAGAGTTCTTTGAGCGCGTTGACCCATTCGAGGATGGGGACGAGCCAGATATGATTTTGAAGGCCACCCGACATAAGATCGACGCCATCCACAGGCAGCAGCTTACCGTCATCAGCCGTAAGGAGGTTTGCGATGTCCTTGTTCGCAGAGTTATAACCTCCCCGGACCTTGATTTTAGCCGTAAGGTCGCTGATCCGTCGGGATGTGTCGTCCAGATCGGCGGCGAGGTGCGCGTAGAGGTCATAGAACGCCTTCGGGATCATGGTCTCCGTGGTGACCACGGCGTAAATCGGTTTCGGAATGGGGTAGAAGCCCTCCAAGCCAAGCACGTCCGGATCGACGCGCAGCGCGCAGCCGCCGCCCTCGCGGATGATCCAGAGCACTTCTCGCGTCGATCGGTTCCAGATCTCCCAGACCATGGCTTTCCGGACAACGCTGTCCAGCTTTCCAGAGGCCCGGGTCGCCTGCCCGCCGCCGACGGGGGACTTCGCCGCGCTTTCTTCGGTCCATTTCAGCAGCTCCGATAGCTTGCCGTCTTTCTGGTAGGATTTCAGTTTCTCGCTGTCGCCGAACTCTTCGGTCAGCGCCTTCTCGGCGAACAGATGCCGGAACGCGATCCATTCGACGTCGCCGTGGTTGCGCACGGGGTCGATGAGAATATCCTCCCAGAAGACGTATTCGTCGTCCACCGTCTCCCAGATCTTGGCGTCTTTCATCACGGGCTGGCCGGTGCCGGGATGTTGCAGCGGGCCGCCCATGACCGGGTCTTCAACAGGTATCTGTTTGAGAACGGGCTTCCAGCGCACGCGGCAGATGCCTCGGCCGGGGAGCAGCATGTCGCGGACGGCGGCTTTCACCGCTTCGTGCGACGCCTCGTCGGCCACCACGATCTCCAGCGCCTTCTCCATGACGGCAGCGGCTGTCTCGATGTCCTGCTGCGACGGCATGCCCGGCGGCATCGGCGAGGGCTGCGGCACCGTCTGGGGCCCGACGGGCGGCTGCGGCGGAGGAGGCGGAGCGGCACCAGCATCCATCATATCGCCCCCTCCGGGGGCTGGCGGGCCCCCGCCAACGGGCGAAGGAGGCGGAGGCCCTATTCCCGGCGGAGGGGGGCCTGCACCGGGAGGTGGAGGTGGTGGAGGTGGTTGGGGAACGGGGGCCCCGGGCGGAGCCAACCCCGCTGGAGGGCCTCCGGGGCCCTGCATCGGAGGAGGTTCACCCGGGGGCCCCATCCCCGGAGACGGTGGAAGGCCCGGAGGGCCCATCCCCGGAGGAGGAGGACCGCCCAGCATCGGCGGCATCGGCGGCATCGCGGATTTCTTCACGAAGCGGCTGCGCACGACCGGGTCGGGCGGCTTGGAATACGCCGCCGGTAGCATCACTTCGGTGTTGGCGTACAGGATGTTGAAGGTGGAGGACTGGCCCTGTTTGGTGGAGGGCATGAACTTACCGGCACGGGGGCGGGTGATCGGAATGTCGCCGCGATAGATCTGGACAATCTCGCGGCCTCTTTGACGCCAGTCCTTTTCGGCACGCTCGGCGTCGGCGAGGGCCCGTTCCCAGAAAGACGTATCCACGTCCATCGGGTCGGAGGCGGCAACCGGCGGGCGGTCGGGGTTATCGCCCTCGGGGGAGATGGGCGCGACTTGCGGAAGGTCGTCGCCTTTGGTGTAGGTGCTCTCTGCCATGTTCTGGGGCCCTCAGAGCCCTCATACACCCAGTTCGTCGAGCTTGAAAGCATTCTTCACCAGAAGGGGATTGAGATCCTCGTCGCTTTCGACGCGGGCCCCGAAGGGCCTCGACATGCACGCGTATCTGATGTCGTCGACGGCGTGGTCCTCGCCTTCTGTATCAAGATCCTCCATGCGGTTCTCGTCATGTTGTTGCATCGGCAGCGTGCGGATGCTGTCGCGGCAATGGTCGACGAAGAAGATCATCGGGTCGCCGTCGTCATCGCCACGGAGCCGCCAGCGGACCTGATCCCAACCACCCATCCGCTTCGGCGTAGAGACACGGCTGTTGTCGGCACGCCGGAAGTAGACGCCGTGTCGTGCAAACGTCTCACCAATGCTCGGACCCGACACGACCTGAAAAGCGGATGGGTCGAGGATGCCGTAGGCGATGGGCTCGCGAAATCCCTTGCCGTCTGTTTCACGTCTCACAACCTCCTTCGCAACGGCATCCGCCGGAAGTTTCAAACCTTTGTTGGGGCCCGAGGCTCCGTACCATTCGCGGTATCTTATAATGCTGTTTTTCGGAATGCGGCGCTTGTCGTGAATGAAATCTTCCTGTGCTACGATCCACCAGCCGAGAGAAAACGGCGAAGCACTTCCCCAGTCCATCGACCTGAACCGCGTCCAGTGCAGCGGCATCCTGATCGGAGTTATCACATGACGGGCGGGATCGAACTCGGGGAAGAACGCGCCCTCGATCACGTTCCAGTCGCCTTCGAGCCAAGCACGAACGAGTGCGGCGCTGCCGGAGGCGCGCAGCCGGTTGATGTAGCCGGGATCGTTGTTGAGAAGCTGCGGATTATCCGAAATCTTCGCGGGGATGAAGATGCGGATCAGGCCTGTCTCGCTGTCCTTGACTGGCTTATACGCGCCGTTGTCGATCACCCATGATTTTACCCAGTGATGGCCCGGGCCGCCGGGGTTGCAGGTGGCGCGAAATTGACAGCGCGCACCGCTGGTGGTCCTCAATGTCGCGAACAGCCTGAAGATACCCGCAGAACTGGCGTACTGTGTCAGCTCCTCCACATAGACGCGCGTCAGCGACCAGCCCTGATAGTTCATCGCATCGGCATCGCTCTCCAGATAGGCCATGTGAAAAACGGCACCATTGCGGAAACGAAACTGCTTCTCCTTGTCCTTCCACTCGGCGGCATCCCCGTACATCTGACGGGCGACATCTATGGTGTCCTTGAGATCCTCGCGAGAGCGGCGCAGCATCAAGCCCTTTGCGGCGGGCCCCCAATCCTCCGCATGGCACCAAAATTCGCCAAGCGAAGCGAAAGATTTCCCGCCGCCCCGGGCACCGCCGTAAACCACAATATCGGCAGGGCACGTCAGAAAATGGTGCTGGGGCCCGGGCTGGGGCTTGAACCCCGTGATGATCTTCACCCGAATAACTCCTCCGCGCTAGGCCATTCGCTTTCCCCCGTATTGGTACTGGTACCCTTATCGCTAATCAACCCCTCTTTCTTTGAGGGGGTGGGGGGTGAAACCCTTTCGCTTAATAGCTCTGTGCTCCCGCACCCAACAGGGGTCCCGGTTACCGGGCTCGATGGGGCCCCGTTTTCGGATCGCCCCGCCACCGGGCCGCCGGGCCCTCCTAACCAATTGATATCATTAAGTAATTCAGGGCCCGAGGGCCCGGGCCCTGCGGATTGGGATTGATGTATTGGTGGTTCAGGGCTTGCTAAGTTATTGATTTGATTTAGGTTTGAGGGCTCAGGGCTCGAAGGCTCGGGGCCCAATAGGCTGGCGGGCGCGTCGGCGAGGCGCAGAAACGTGGCCTGTCCTGAGGGCTCGCCTAAGGCCTGCGGGCCCGGGCCCGGAAGGGCTGGCAGGGCTTCAACCCATGCGCTCAGGGCTTGCTCTGAAGGCGCATCGGGATCACGCGAAGGCCTGCGGATAACTTCCAAGGTGGCCTTGTCCGTGACGTGGCCGTAAAGCCGGGCGAGGCTGAAGGCCGCGTTATGCGCGGCGCTATACTCTCCCTCGCTGTGAGCCCCGGCGAATACTCTCTTGAGCATGTCCGTGACCTGCGGCAACGAAACCGCGCCCGTTGCGCGCCTCGCCTCAAGTATTGCCCTCGCCCTCTCTTGAACCCTTGGCAGATTGAAAAGGTTTGACGGCGCATTATTCGCCCTGCTTTCAAAACCAGCCCTCTTGAAAGCAAGCCCCATGGGCAGGCCATCGCAAACCAGAACAACAAAAAGTTCCTCTCTTGCGTCTCTCAATTCAACACCAAGCAAAACGGCCTCGCGCCCTATTTTGCTTGAACCGCGTTTCGGAACCAATGCACCTGCCATCTCTAGCCTCCAAAATCGCAGGGGTTGTATTTCAGCCCCTTTTCCCGTGAGAACAAAACGCGAAAACGCCGCCCATGCGTTATTTCACCTAAACCCATGTCCGATACCGGGCCCGCGAAAGGGCCCTCAGCAAGGCTCCAAATCAATCCTAGAGGGGTTGACACCTAAACCCTTCCCGTGCTTCATATTCATAGGGCCCGCAAAGGGCCTTGAGCCCATTTAACAAAAACCTAAAGGAAAACAAATGCTTACCCAAAACACCCAAATTCCGACTGCTTCGCGCGGTGCCGTTCGCTCTATCGTCAAGGGTCACAGTGACTGGCCTGCTTTCCTGATCGAAAAAGGCCTGATTAGCGCCAGTGCACGCAATGCAGACCTGATCGAATTCGCGCTGCGTTATCCGGCGCTCACAGCCAAAATCGAGGCCATCCTATCCCTGAGCCCGCAAGGCGCGCAAGCGGATGCGCCCGACACCATGATGGAAGATAACGATATGACAGACTTAGGCGGCGCAACATCACGCGCTCTCGGCGACACCATGGTAGCCAATGGAACAATGACCCAGCACGAACGCAACGCAATTGACGCCAATGCAGCCGGTTTCGAGTTGGACAATATCTTGGGCACGGTCGACCAACTGCTTTCGCCACTGGTACGCAAGGAAATTGCGGGCGCGCTTGCGCCTGTCATTGCCGCAGCCAATCGAGGGCCAATCGAAGTCGAACGCATTGTTGAAGTCGAACGCATTGTTGAAGTCGCACCCGGCGAAGGCCCGCGCATTGCGACTGCGCCGAAAGCACGCCGCGACAAGCGCGTATCCGTTCGCACGGTATTGGGCTCAAAGAAAAAAGACGCCTATCTTGACACGCCTTTGACGCTTTGGACGGGCGCGGCCTCGCCTGCCGCTGATCCTTTCTACGTCATCGAACGCAGCCAGATGGCCCTTCTAATGACGGCCTTCGAGCGCGGTACGAATGTCTGGCTGACAGGCCCTGCTGGCACAGGAAAAAGCACCATGCCTGAGCAGGCCTGCGCGATGCTGGGAAGGCCCTTCACAAAGATCGGCATGACACGCCAGACAGACGTCGAAACCCTTGTAGGCGGCCCGGGCCTGCGCGCTGGCGCTACGGTTTGGGAAGACGGTGCTTTGGTCAAAGCGATGCGCCAGCCCGGCATGGTGATCTTGATCGATGAACTGACATTCGCGCCCGCAGGCGTACAGGCCATTGTGCAGCTAGTCGCGGATGACCATAGGTCCCTGACCCTGCCGACGGGCGAGGTGGTGCGCGCTGCGGATGGTGTGGTGTTCTGCGTTGCCGATAACACCACGGGCGCGGGCGATGAAGGCGGCCTCTATGCTGGCACCAATATCTCTAACGCGGCTTTGGTGACGCGGTTTAAGCGCATGATCCACGTTGACTACCTGAGCCCGCAGCGGGAAGCGGAAGCCCTCGCCAACCATACCGCATGCCCGTTGCCTGCGGCGCAGCACTTGGCGGATTTTGTCGCGCAATGCCGCAGGCAACCGACGCTGGCAGGGATTGTGATTTCGCTGCGGCAAATGGTTGGCTTCGTCCAGTGCATACAGGACGGTTTCAGCGCAAAAGAGGCCTTTGAAACCACCATTTCAAGCCGCATGCCTGCGACCGAAAAGGCCACGATTGAAGGCCTTTGCGATCTCGCATGGTCAGAGGCCTTTGAGGCCTTGATGCACAACAAGCCGGTACCGGCGACACCCTCGAATAGCGCCGCGTCCAATGCCTTTGCCGACACCCAATACTAGGGGTTGACAGTCAACCCCTAGACCGTTAAAACGAGGCCTCGTTTTACCGCAAAAGCGGGAAAAACGAGGCCTTTTTCACGTTAAACCTAAGGAAAAACAATGTCTTATACTTACCCGGAAGCACTCTCTGCCCTCGAAAGCATCGCAAACGATTATATCAAGATCCTGCGGCCTAGCGAAAACGCGCCCGTGCGCTTGGTTTGCGACGCATACGCGCAAACGGCCTCAGTCACTTGGGATGTTTACGCAGTGAAAATTACCATGCCAGTTCGCGCCGCAACTTCGCGCATGGCGCAGGACGAATTCGAAGACTGGGTTGGCTACGTTCTGCACGAGTTGGGCCATCCGACGCACACGAGCAAGAGCGCGTGGAACCATGCCGTTCGCCTAGGCGTGTCGCGCATGGTCAACGCGCTTGAGGACGTCCGCATGGAAAAGGCCGTCATTGCGTCCGGTATCGTTCCCAATGCGCGCCGCGTGCTGTCGCGCCTGATCTCCCGCAAGGTGATCGAAGCCCGTACCAATGGCTGGAAACCCAATGCACGCGCTGAATTTGGTTGGACGGTTTGTGTGCTAGGCCGCGCAGCCAATGGCTACGCCATTGACGCCGCAGACGTCGATTGGATCAGGTCGCAGATCAAGCCCGGCTCAACGGTTGAAACCGTCATGGGCTGGGCCATGCCCGCGCTGGCGGCCTGCCAGTCCACATCCGATTGTGTGGCCTTGGCTGAAAAGATCATGGCAGCACTCAAGACGCCGCAAACCGGCCAGCCCGGCGAAGGCGAGGGCAAAGGCCAGCCCGGCGAAGGCGAAGGCCAGCCCGGCAAAGGCGAAGGCGAAGGCGAAGACGAAGGCCAGCCCGGCGAAGGCGAAGACGAAGGCGAAGGCGAGGCTGGCAAGCCCTCAGGCGAGGCTGGCGAGGCCACTGGCGAGGGCAAAGGCGAGAGCGAGGCTGGCGAGGCCAGCGAAAAAGAACGCACGGGCGAGGCCTCTGACAGCGAGGGCGATACCAATGCCGGAAAAGGCGGTACTGGCCACGGCACGGGCGCGACCGATGATGACGAAACCCCAATCGACGACGAAAACGACTTGGCGGAACATGATCTCGCACCCGCTGGCGAAGCAATGGAACCAAGCCAAGGCGCGAACGCGGAAAGGACCGTGATCGATATTCTGCGCGACAAGGTAATTCAATCGGAACCACGCAACGGGCCTAACCCTCGCATGGGCGCGAACGGTTTGCGCTTGAAGGCCAGCGCAGCCAATGCATCCCGGCAACGGGCACTATTGGCGAGGGCCCTGCGCGCAAACGAAACCGACGATAGGGAAGGCGGCCGGAAAGCAGGCCGTCTGGACCGCAGCGCATTAGCGAGGGCCAGCGCAGGCGCGGCAAACGTATTCGAGCGCCGCGATATTTCGGAGGGTTTTGACACGGACGTTTGCGTTTTGTTGGACGCGTCCGGCTCAATGGCAGGCGCGAACATGATAAGCGCGCTTGAAGTAGGTCTCGTGGTGTCGCAGGCGGCTGCGAGTGTCGGCGCATCCTGCACCGTCGAAGTGTTCAACTCGCAGGGTTTCATCCGCGCGGGCGCGCTGGCCTCGAAACGCACGCCTAACCCTGCCGAATTCGGCGCGCTGCAAAACGCCGCAAGCGGCGGTACGCCTTTGTCGGCGCATATGGCGAGGGCTGCGGTCAACCAAGCCAAGCGCGCGCCGCAAAAGCGCCGCGTGCTTTTCGTGGTGACCGACGGGGCTTGCGACTATGGCCCGCAAACCGTCAAGCGCATGGCGAACTATCTGGAGCAGGCCCTTGGCACGATCATGGCACACGTTTCGATCGGCACGGCATTGACCGGCGCGTTTCGCGCGGAAGTTCGCGTTCCCTGCGGCGCAGCCCTTTCGGAAATAGGCCTAGATCACTTCGTCAAGGTTTTGCAGGCCCTCTGAGCCTCAAAGGTTTGAACATCCCGGGCCCGCAGCGATGCGGGCCCTTTTTCATGCCCTCAGGGCCCGCAGGGAAGGGCCCTGAGGGGTTTATTTTCAACCCCTGCTAGGGTGATGGCCCGCAAGGTGCAAAACGCACGGACGGGCCTCGCAGGGCCCGTCTAGGGCCCAAGGTATTCCAGCACCCTCACACGCGCTCCTACGCGCAGGCGCGCAGGCGCAGACGCGCAGGCGCGCAGACGCGCAGGCGCGCAGGCACAGGCGCGCAGGCGCAGGCGCGCAGGCGCAGGCGCGCAGGCGCAGGCGCGCAGGCGCAGGCGCGCAGGCGCAGGCGCGCACAGGCGCGGGCGCGCACGGGGCGATCTCCTATAAAGACTTACTAGGGTTTTCTATAAAGACGTATCAACGAGGGTTCAGCACCTCGAACAGCGCCGCCTTGGCCCCGGTTTCCGTCCCGGCGAGGTTTTCGATGAACTGCTTCTTGTCAGTCGCGCTGTCGATCACCAGCGCGTAGTACGTTCCCGAAGGCCGGGCCCCGACAACGGCGACGCAACCCCGGGCCCTGACAAACATGTTGCCTTTCGCGGAAGTCCTCCACGCCCGCGCCAGCCAAGTCTCGCGGCGCTTCATCCGGCCTTTGAGCGTACCCTCGCGTTTCCGGGCTCCAGCCCTGTCGGCCTCCATGTTCCCGGCACAGACGCACCCGCAGCGCAGCACCCCCGGGTACTCGTCGTGCTGCATGATGTGGACGTAGCGGATCTCCATCACCTCGCACATCTGGCAGATCTCCGAAGACTCGCCCAGATCCTCCATGTCGATGCAGCACCACCCTGTGTGCGGCACTCCGGCAGTCGCCCAGAGCCCTGTCGTCATTTTTAATTCTCCCGTCTCGTCCTGCCCCACTGCCCCACCGCCCCACCTCCTAAAGTAAGGGGAGGTGGGGCAGTGGGGCAAACGGTGGTGTGGCAAGGTGTGGCAAGGTGGGGCAAATCGTCAATAGCCTTCCGCTATCTCTATGAAAGCTCTAGACATTCTCTTCTGATCGTCGTGCCACACCTCTCTAAGCAAACCGGCCTCCAACCACTGCCCCACCACCTTCTTTATCATCGCACGTTCTTTTTCGTTTTTGGGGTTTAAATTCAACGCCTTTCCGGCGGCATTTCCGATCCACTGATCGCCTGTCTGGACGTCCTTGCGCCACTCTTTCCCCTCCATGGCGACTTGCATCGCCACGAAGCTGCCCCCGGCGGCAAGCGCCTGCGCGGTTGGCGGAAACCATTGTGTGGCGACACCCACGCTGTCACCACGCCTAGGCACCCCTGCGGCACCAACGGAAAACGCTTGCGCGGCACCCCCACCGTTCCCTGCCGAAACGCTCTCCATGCGGAACCAGTCCCGCTTCGCCTTGGGCGGGGCCATGTTGGCCTTGTCGTTGAACGTGTTGAAGTATCTCCAAGGCTCCAAAATTCCGTAGGCTTTCCCGTCCACCGCCGTCATCCGGTTGACCACCCGCACCACCCGTGCCGCGTCTGTCTTCGCCTTGGCCCCTCGCGAGCTGTCCGTCACCACCTCCGCCGAGCCTGCTTTCGAGGTGTGATCGACCAGATGCACCGCGCACCCCCCTTCCTCCGCCACCCGCCCCCACTCCTTCACCACCATGTCCATCGCCCCGTTGTCGTTCTCCGGAACGCCGTGTGAAGACACGAACGGGTCGATCACCACCACGTCGATCTTCCGGGCCTTGATCTGCTCCACCAGCTCTCGGACCACGGGCCTCACGATCATGGGCCCTGTCCGGTCCATCTCGGCGATCACCAGCCGTTGGTCCCGCCCGCTGTCCACGAACAGCCGGTCCCCGATCTCCGCCTCTGCAATCCCGTAGTGCTTGGCCGCCGCCAGTATCTTCTTCTGCGTTTCCTCGTAAGGGTCCTCCAAATTCCACAGCCACACCCGCAACTCGTCGGAAGGGTCCTCGCCCAGCAGCGACTTCCCCGTCACCTGCGCCAGCGTCTCGACCGCTACCAGCGACGACTTGCCCACCCCTCCCGGCGCAACCGTCATTGAAATGAACTTGCGAAGAAGTATATCCCCGTAGAGCCAGTCGCGCGGCGCGGTCTTCGCGAGGTCCATCCATTTGAAAGGGGTTGCCGTAATGCCCGCCCGCTTGGGGCTCCCGGGCCCTGCAAAAGACAGATCCGCCCCGTCGTCGAACGCTCCGGCGGCTTCGCCCTGCCACCACGCTTCCACCGCAGCCCCGCCCAGCTTCTGCACCGCGTCCACCAGCAGCCCGCCCCGCGTGTGGTCTGCCGTGAACGAGTGCCATTTCCTTTCCGTGTAGTCCGGGTCGTAGACCTTCAGCGTCGTCCGCGAAGACAGTTCGTGCCAAGCCTCGCGTCCGTCCTCGTCGTCCGCCGCCCGGGCCTTGATCCGCTGCCCGACCGCGATCCACTCGTCGTACTCGAAGTCGTTGGGAAGCAGCGCCACCATCGCCTTGATGTTGCGGATCGGCTCCGAAGGCCCGACGGGCCCCGCGCTCTTGACGATGCGCACCCGCGCAATCGTGGCTGGATCTAACTCAATCCCCGGGTTCAACTCCGCCAGCCGGACCGCGAACCTGTTGTTCTGCGGCTTGGTGTTGACCCCCATCGGCAACCGCATCAGCGTTTGCGCCGCCCGAGCCTCCAAAGGCCGCGCGTGCCCGATCAGGGCCTCGATCCCCGCAAAGAAACTATCCCAGTCGCCGACCGCAACCGGCGAAGACAGCCGGTAAGCCCACTGGAAATTACCAAGGGACGTCTCGGCAATGGCCGTAGGCCGCCCCAGTGCCAGCTCCACCGCCCCCGCCGAGGGCCCCTTGGTGCCGACGTCGTCGATCACGAGGGCCCGGACGTCGAGGGCCTTGTCCTTCAAATTCGTCCCCGTGTAGCCCGCAGGAAAAGCCGCTATCGACCAGTAACAATCCCGCGTGCCGTCCAGCTTCGTGAAATCCCTGACATGCGCGGGCGGATTGAGGTTGGCGAATACCCCATGGGTTCCCCAGTCCGGAAATACCGCTTGGAGGAACCGCTCGGTGTCTGTATATGTTGGCATAATGCAAGCGCCTTTCTTGGCCTGTGGTGGGTAGAGTGAGTGAGCTTTGCAGTTCCGGCCTTCGTGCGCCCCCGCGCGAAGGCCGTTTCTTTTTGGGTGTCAGGAAAGCGTCATAGTCTTCCCCTCACGGCGATTTGGCAATCACCATGGGCGGTGCCGAAACCCCGTAGCGCCGCATGATCTTGTGTTCGCCCGCCAAGGGTAACCCCCCGGCCCACGGCGGCGGCTCCAGCATCAGCGCCTCCAGTACCGGGACAGACCCTTGCGGGTTGGCGAGCGAATAGACCAGTTCGTCATGCACCGTCATGCACGGCACCGCGCCGACCCGGCGGTGAGCCCGCAGCATCGCCTCCGACATGATGTCCCGAGCCGCCGCCTGCGTTGCGTTCTCGGCCAGCTTGCCGCCCCATGTCCGCTGTTCGACCCAGCGGCCGCCGACTTCGGCACCCCAATAGACGATGCTCCCGGTCGCCTGATCGAGCCTCGGCTTGTGATAGTAGAGAACTCTCCCGGAAGGGAGCCGCATCTGCAAAGTCCGCGTTGTGCAGCAGAACGCCACGCCCGACCCGCCGACCGGCACCGTCTGGTTCCGGTTGAGGATGGCGTGCTGTGCCGCCATTTCCATTTCGTTCCAGAACTCGACAATCCGGCGGTTCGAGGCCCGCCAGCCGCTCTTGAACTTCTCGGCCTGCGACGGCGACAATCGCACGCCGTAGCTCTTGAGGGCGGTTTCGCGCAGCTTGGTCGCGCCCATGCCGAAGCCCAGCGCCAGCACCAGCACTTTCCCCAACTGGCGATCTTTCGACCCGAACTGCGCCGCCGCCCACACATAGACGTCCGCGCCTGCCGCGAACACCGCGAGAATATCGTGCTGGCCCGCCAGCCACGCCAAGACCCGGGCCTCGATTTGGGCGAAGTCGAAGCTCCAGAGCACTTTCTTGTCGTCGGCGGCCTTGAGGCAGGATCTCAGGGACCAGCTTACGCAGTCCAGCAGGGGTGCCGATATGACCGTGTCGAGATGATGGGGATCGGCGGCGGCCATGTCGTAGAACAGTTGGGGATCGAAGCCCTTTGGGACGCGCGGCAGGTTCTGCACCTGCACCCCCCGCCCCGACCAGCGCCCGGTACGTCCGGCCCCGCAGAACTGGAACTGGCCCCGTATGGCCCGGGTTGTCTGGCTCGCCATGTCCAGCATCCGTTGCAGCTTGCGCGTCGAGGCCCGGGCCATTCGCAGCCTTATCGCAAGCACCTCGACCACATCGAGGCCAAGCCCTTCCTCACGCGCCACCAGCAAGGTTTCCTCGATGGTGGCCCGTTGGGTGTCGGGGAGGGTGCATTCGTTCGCCGCCAGCCACGCCAGAAGCCTTGCCGTCTGCGTCCCCGGCGAAGTGACGGCTCCGCCGGTAATCACCGCGCAGCGCGCCGCGTCGATTTTCTCGGCGGCCTCGGCGACGCCTTGCAGCGTGCAGACCCGGTTGAAGTCGATGCCCAACTCGCCTGACGTATTCATGTCCGCGTCGAGCCGCGACAACTCGGCTTCGTCCGGCGGCAACTCGGGTATTACTGCGGATAGAGCCGCCTCGGCCTCGACGTCTTTCTGGCAATAGGCCCCCAGCGCCACATAGTCCGCAACGCTCCATGGCGCGTACACCTTCAAGGGCCGGGACATCTTCAACATCAGCCGGTGCCCGGCCATGTCTTTTTGTGAAGCCAGCCCGAGCGCCGCCGCCGCCTGCTCCAGCTTGCCGGGAAGTCCGTAGGCCAGAGCCCTTTGCATGGTGCAGCTAAGGGGGTTGGTGACGAACACGCCCAGCCAGTCCAGTACGGCGGTTTCGAACGAAGCGTTGAAGGCATGCCCCTGCACGTCGGGGTTTTGCAATGCCTGCACCAGATCCGGCGGCAAGTGTTGCGGCAGGATGGTGTGCCCCGCCGCCCTGCCGTCCAGCTTCCATGCGACGATCAGCACCTTGAACGAAGGGTCCGCGACGTAACGATGGATGCCGACTTTCTTCAGGTCGAGGTCGCAGTAGGTCTCGAAGTCGAGGTGCAGGTCATGGGTAGGTTTGGGCATCGGGCCCTCCGGTGGTGAGGCAACCAACATAGTGCATCAAAAAGGGGTTGACAATGACTTTATGCGTGCTACAACCCCCTCAACAGCCGACGGCTGGCGGGGCAAGGCGAGGGGACGATCATAGTCCGTAGACCCCCTACGACCCTTGCCCCGAAAAGCCTCAACAGGAGACATCTATGCCCAAGACCCTAGCCGACCGTTCCCGCAAGAACACCCCCGAAGCGCGTCAGGCCGAACTGCCCAACATACACCCCGCCGACGAACTCTCGGCGGTTCGCGAGGAGATCAAGATCCTCACCAACCGTGCCGATGAACTCCGCGACCAGCTTCTCGCCGAAGGCGCGGACCTGAAAGGCGACCAGTACACCGCCGTGATCCATCCCGGCACCCGCGAGACGCTCGACCGCAAGGCGATAACCGAAGCGTTTGGCGAAGCCGCCATTGCCCCCTTCGTCAAGGCAACCAGCTTCAAGACCGTGAAACTTGTGGAGAACTGAAATGCCCAAGCGTAACCGCACCATCTTCTCCCCGGCACCGCCTGTTTGGAAAGTGCGGGACATTATCGAGAAGCTCGGCGGCGTGGGCCCTACCACGGAGAAACTCATGGCGAAGGGGTTCTTCCCGCCGGGAGCCGACACGGTTCAGGGCTGGAGCACCCGCAACAGCGTTCCCGGGCCGTGGAGCCCTGCGCTGTTTTCGCTGGCGCAGGACGCGGGCCTGATCGAGACCCCGATGGACGCGCTGGTGCGCGACTTCAAACTTACCCCGAAAGGCGCACGAAAATGACCAAACGCGAAATCGAGCTTGGACTGGAACTGGAAAAGGCCCTTTCCCGTATCTGGGAACTAGAAGCGGCACTGCGGGTAGCTCGCTTGCGGATTGATCCTGACCTTATTTCCGACGCCGATTACGCCCTCGTTAACGCTGCCCTCGCACCGGAGCAGGGCAAATGAACCCCGAGATCGTAATGATGGTGCTGATGATGCTCGTCGTGGTGTTCTGCTGTCCGGAGGGCAAATGATCTTCGCCGCCGTTGACCCCGGGGCCGTGCATGCCGCCGTTGCCGTCTTTCACGATGGAACCCCCGTGTTCGTCGACGATATCCGCACCGTCAACGGCATGCTGGACAGCACCGCCTTTGCCCATGCCTTGCAGGATATGAAGGTCGAGCACATGGTCGTCGAGAACGTGCATTCCATGCCCAAGCAGGGCCTCAGCAGTACGTTTAAATTCGGCATGGGTGTCGGCATCATCCACGGCGTTGCCGGGGCCCTGCGGCTTCCCCTGACCCTTGTGACGCCCTCCCAGTGGAAGGCCCACCACGGGCTCAAAGGACCAGACAAGGAAGCCGCCCGGGCACTCGCGATCCGCCGATGGCCAGACCATAACCGCCGCCTTGAGCGGAAGAAAGACGCCGACCGGGCCGAGGCGCTTCTCATTGGGGACTGGTACTATGTGCGCTGCGTCGTCACCCGGGCCCCGGAGATTTTCGCATGAGCAGAGGCGACGGCAAGAACCCCAAGTTCCGCATCCTGTGCAAACGCTGCAACAGCTACCAGCATACGGTCTTTAACCACATTTGGGACGACGCTCTAGGAATAAACGTCGGCATCTGCATCACCTGCCGCAAATGTCTTAACACCGCCAACGACTTTGACGAGGAATGGCCGAATGAGTAAGCCCCTGTTCCCCCATCAGCATAAAGGCGCGGTGCGGATCGCCGAGAAGGTTCCGACCTATCTCGCCCTCGACATGGGCATCGGCAAAACCCGCACGTTCATCGAAGCGGTCGCCATTCGCGAAGCCAAGCGCGTGCTGGTGATCTGTCCGGCTTCCGCCGTTCTTGTCTGGAAGCGCGAAATCGGCCTCTGGCACCCCGGGGCCACCTTCGTCATCGTCAAGAGCAATGCCGACCTGATAAAGCCCGCGCTCTACTTCATCGTTTCGCACGGCCTCATGTCCGTGCTCGGCGGCGTCGCCGAAGCCTTGGCCGTCGGGCCCGCCTTCGACATGACCGCCATCGACGAGGCGCACGCTTTTAACGCAGCGGATACCAACCGGGTCAAGGCGCTGCGCCGTGCCGCGTCCCGGCTCGGTTTCGTGGTGCCCCTCAGCGGCACCCCCATGAAGAACCACGCCGGAGATCTCTACACGCTGCTGTCGATCTGCTGGCCGGAGGGCCTCAAGCATCCGTCCGGGGCCCTGATGAACCGCTACGACTTCGAGGAACGGTTCTGCAAGGTGACGCATAGATCCTTCGGCGGCCGCCACATGGTCCGGGTGATCGAGGGCTCCAAGAACCTCGACACCCTCAAGGCGATGATCGCCCCGTTTATGATGCGGGTCCGCAAGGAAGATGTTTTCAAGGATCTGCCCGCCATCATCTGGGACACGGTTCCGGTGCCGCTGGACCGGACGCATCTGCCGCCTGCCACGGAAGGCCTGCTCGACGAGGCCGTTGGGAAAGTCATGGCGGACAAGGGTCCAACAGCAGGGCTTGACGTCATGGTTGAAGCCCTGCGGGTGCTGGGCACTAACGTCGGTCTGATGTCCATACGCCGCATGCTGGGGCTCGCCAAGCTGCGCGGGGCCACCGAGTACATCCTCGACATGCTCGACAATCTTCCCACTGATCGAAAAGTTCTGGTGTTCGCGCACCACGCCGAAGTCATTGCCTCGCTGGCGCGGCATTTCGGTGAATACCTTCCCGCCGTGCTGACGGGACAGAACACCCCGCGAGAGCGAGAGCAGGCCGTCGACAAGTTCCTGACTGATCCCAAGTGCCGCGTGTTCATCGGCAACATTCAGGCGGCCGGAACCGCGATTACTCTCGTGGGGCCCAAATGCCGGTGCAGCGACGTTGTCTTTGTCGAGAGTTCTTGGACGCCCATGGACAACGCCCAAGCGGCATGTCGGGTGCACCGCATCGGCCAGCACGACGGCGTCGTAGCGAGGATGCTGTCGGCGGCTGGCACCGTCGACGATTTGATAAACGGGCTTCTGGTTCGAAAAGCCCGCGAGTTCACCCAACTGTTCGACCAACGAGGAGAAAGTAAAAATGAAGATCACGTTTGAAGGACATTTCGTTGACCTCGTCGCCGAGATCGAGAGCTTCCTCGCGACTGTCAAGCGAAAAGGTGTAGTGGAAAATACCCCTAATAAAAACTACGAATCAAAACCCGTAGCGCCTGCTGCTCAGGGCCCGGGCCCTGACGTCTTTGCGGCTGGGGATAAGCCTGTGGATAAGCCTGTGGATAAACCCGCGAAGCCGGTGAACCCGCAGATCGCCAAGATGCAGGCCGCCAAGGCTGCGAAAAAAGCCGAGCGGGAAGCCGCCGCCGCCCAACCGGCACCGGCTCCCGCGCCTGCGCCGAAAGCCGCCGCGCCGCTCGACCCTGCCGAGCTGGTCAAGCTGCGAACCAAGACCATCGAGGAACTCCAAGCGGCTTACGCCAACGGGCACCAGAAGGAGGTTTTCGAGCTGCTGTCCCGCTTCGGCAACGGCGCAAAGAGTTTCCGCGAACTGCCGCCGGAAGCCTTCGCGCCGATCCGCGAGGCGATTGATCTGGGGGCCCTGACATGAAGCGGCTCGCGCTACTTCTGGCGTTGATCCCCGGTGCCGCATGGGCCGGGGACGACACGATCTACGTCATGCCGAAGATCCCCAGCGAGGCGGAGAAAGTCGAGGCCCTGCGCTTCGGCTACGTTCTCAACGGCTTCTCGATGAAGCGGGAATTGCATCAGGGCTCGATCGACGTGTCGGGCCTGATAGGCACGCCCGCGCCGGGCGTGGTGCGGACCATTCCGATCAGACCCGAACCCAAAAAAGCGAAACAGTGATACCCTGACCCTCGCGGCTATTCCGCCGTACCCATAGGAGCACAGCATGAGAAGGCTTCTTTTAGCGACAACTGCATTGCTGGCCTTGGCAATTCCCGCCAAGGCCGACATTATTATCGACACCAACGGCCAAGGCGGTACCGGCGACAACGTGATCTTCAACTCGATCGCCAGCACCAATCTGGTTCTCGGCACGCTCAACGGCCAGCACGACGAGATCGTGCGTTTTCGCGATTTGTCCGGCAACGGCAACTTCACGGGATCGGCGGGTCAGAACGGAAACGATATCAAGATCTTCAATACCAGCGATCTCGATATCAGCGTCTACGACAGCACCAACACCACGCAACTCGGCATCACGCGGGAGATTTTCTCCCTCAAGGGTGACGGCAATGTTTTCTTCCATCTGACGGCGCTGGAGAGCGACGGCAGTTTCAAGATCTTCAACTTTGGCGGCTACGCGCTCGGGCCCGGACAGTCCGGCTTCGATTTCCAAGCCATCAACGGCGAGCGGATCTGGGACTTCGACGTCGTGAACGTCGGCGGCACCATCAGCGACTTCGAGCATTACCGCATCGACGTGCAGCCGTTCGCCGTTCCGGGCCCGACCGTCGGCGAGGGCCTTCCCGGCCTGCTGCTGGCGTGCGTGGCCCTGTACGGCTTCAACCGCTATCGCCGCAACCGTCGCGAGGGCGGTTTCGATGCTGCGATGGCTTAAAAAACTGCTTCGCCCGCCCTTACCGGCGGGCGAACCCTATCTGACCCGCCCGACGCCGGAAAACCTTTATGCGTTAATCAAAAAACGTTGTCCCGTCTGCGGCCTCGCGCCGCCGGACTGGACCGAAGGGCATTGGGCGCTGGATCACGACGGGCCGCAGACGGATGATGCTATCTGTGCTCGCTGCGCGGCGCACTTTCGCGTCGATCCGAAGCAAAAAACCGCTGTTCGTCTTCATCGGATGCGTTAATCGAGGAAGCCAATGAACCAGCTAGACGGAAACCGCCCGCTGCCATTCGACCGGGACCAACTTGGGCGCTTGGTGCGTGAGGCGTGGGTCCGTTGGGCGAAGACCCAGCCCAACCCCAAGCCTGATTGGCTCCTGCCCTACGACGAACTTTCCGAGCCGGACAAGGAAGCCGACCGGCAAATCGGCGAGACGTTGTCCCGGTGGACGCTCATAGGCGATGCTGCCCGCGTTGCCCAAACATCGGCCCACCTAGAAGACTTGGCCCAATGGGCGGAGGCGGCAGTCGGATTTTTCCCGGTTCACGGTGAGAAGTTCAAAGAGATCGCAACAGCACTCCGGTCTGGGCGCGCGGGCGAGCGATGAACAAATGGGAAGCACGAAGTCGGCTGCGCTATGGTTCTGAGCACCGGGGATGGTTTGGCTCGTTACGGGCGGCCAAGCACTTCGCCGATGCCGAGATCAAGCGCAACGGTGGTGTCGGGCGCATCGAGGCAGTCAATCGCGGAACGCGCACGGTCTACTATGACGTGTACGAAGAACTGACCTAGACAACCGGGAGACTACACATGAGCGCGCACGCGGCATGTTCACCTTCTTCTGCCGCGATGTGGCTGGCATGCCCCGCCAGCGTCACCAAGACGAAGGACGTTCTGCGTCCTTCGTCGCGGTACGCCAAAGAGGGCACGGCGGCACACGCGGTTGCCGAGATGACCCTGAAGGGCGATATTTTCCTGCCCGATAAAGTCACTGTCGAGGGCGACGAGTATATCGTCTCCCCCGGCATGTGCCGGGCCCTGAACCCCTATGTCGGCTATGTTCAAGCCCTTCAGGCCCTGCCGGGGGCCCGGGTCTTTCTCGAAAAGCGTCTCGTCGTTCCCGCCACCTACGGCATGGTCTGGGGCACGCTCGACTGCGGCGTCGCCGCCGACCAAGGGTTGTTTGTCGCCGATCTCAAATTCGGCAAGGGCGTTGCCGTCGACCCCGAGGGCCCGCAACTGAAGTTTTATGCGCTGGCGCTGGCGGCGTTCGCGATGGTGGCCAACCCCGCAACCAAGGTCGTTCTGGCGATCTGCCAGCCGCGCATCGGCGGCGAACCGATCCGCGTGCACCAGACGACGCTTGCGGCCCTGATAGGCTGGCGCGACGCCGTGGCGCTGCCCGCTGTTCGCAACATCAAGGCGGGAGATACTACCGAGAACGCGGGCGCGCATTGCCGCTGGTGCGTCCGCAAGACCGAATGCACGGCGTTTGCCCGGAAGCATCAGGGCCACGCCTCGGCAGCTTTCGACGACGAACTATTTTGAAATCAGACGTTGACAGGGGGTTTGATATCAGCTTAAAGTAACCCTGTCACTAAACTGGAAAGAGGAACTAGATTATGACCGCTATCAACACTCCCTATGCGACCCTCAGCTTCGCCAACATCTTCACCCCGCGCCCCCGGGCCGAGGGCGGAGATCCCGTCTACTCCTGCTCGCTGCTGTTTGACCCGGCACAACAGAAGTCGCCCGCCTACAAGGCTCTCCAAGACGCCTGTATTCAGGCGGCGCGCGCCGAGTGGGGCGAGAACATCAACCTCAAGCAAGTCAAGATGCCGTTCCGCGATTGCGGCGAGAAATCATATGACGGGTATCATCCCGGCCATACGTTCATCAGCCCGTGGTCGAAGAACAAGCCCGGCGTCGTCGACACCAACCGGCAGGACATTCTGCTTCCTG